CTTTGGCCATCTTTATTTCCTTTGGGCTAAGGCTTGCAGTGATGCAAGGGTGGTGTTTGTTGTGTCTGTGCTTCTTTGTTCCTTGGTCTTGAACATGAAATCATCAGGCTTTTTGCTTTTGCCCTTTCCTGCGTTTACATTCCACAGGATTGAACACAACATAGCAGCGTGGTAATTGTCACGCCAAACGCCAAAAGGGTTTTCCGAATAGTATTTTTTCCAGCTTGCGAGTTCCCTTGAAGTCATTTCTGATTCAAGCCTTGCAACCGTCATCCCTAGTTCAAGTGATAACGTGTGCAAGAACCCCACCTCTGGATCTAATGCTTTTTTTCTTCTTCAGCCTCATCATCAAGCCCGCTGAGTTTTACAATCTCAGGAACTATCTTATTGATTACGTCCATTGGAACCTGATCAAGAATTTCATCTTCAGACATAGCAGAAAATTGCTCTGTTCCTTGTTGCAACAGAACAGCCATTTGTAATAATTCATCAGAAGATTTGTCATTGATAGCATTTTGAAACTTGCGGAAACCGCCCGCGCTGAGTTCCTTAATGTCTATCATCTGGCCTAAAACTTGGATTTGCTTTTTCTTGAATGTGAACATGGTATGGGTTGCCTTTTATAATTAAAGAAACAAGGGGCTTTCGCCCCCGTTTATATTAAGATACTAAAATCGGACCGCTTATTTTGAACGTGTAAGCAATGCTGTTTTTATCATCAATCGCTGGTGTGATCTCATAACCTAAGTTCACAACTTGAAATCTGTAAGTGATTGTGCTGGTGCCATCAGTTGTGGTGAACTGCATTCCGAAAGTCTTGCCTGATCCGTTAAACCCAGCACCCGTTAAAAGATCCTGTGTCGCATTATCGGCCAAGAAGTTTGATGTCACTGATATTTCAGAACCGTCACCAAGACCGCCAATGTATTCCTTTGAACTTGATGCAAAGTGTGTAACATCGACCAATGGCACAGTTGCGCCAAGGCCAGAAACTTCTGTTACTTCTGGAATAAGAACGTATGTGGAACTACCATCAGTGTCTATGCTGAAGGTCCATCCTTTGATGTATGCTGAAGTTGACATATTTGTTGCCTCGTTAAAAAGTTAATTAATTGTTGTAAGAAAAAATGACCGTTAAGGAAACGCCAAAGCAATCCGCTGTTGGATCATAGACTGTCGCCTTGTCAATCAATTGCGTGTCTTGAACATACTGCCCCCCAGGTATTAAAAAACCTTGAAAATCTGAAAGTAAGGTTTCTAATGCCTGAGATGTTTCTATCGCTGACAATGCAGTTTTCGACACGCTTACAAAATTCACGCGGCCTTGATAGAAATTCGTTTCACCATCCATTGAATCATCGTACTCAACAGAATCTAGGTTATATATTATAGCGTCATCAGTATAGTCAACAGGAACTATGATGGGAAAAACCTTGGTGGTCATGTTCGCTGTGATGAACTGATAAAGTTGGTCTAATCTCATTGGGTCGCCTTCAATACTCTTTCGCGTAGTGCGCTGGTGAATGAAGCAGGAACAGCACCAACCGTTTGATCATATGATTTCTTCAACCAAGGTCTAGGTGCAACCCTGCCGCCGTTTCTTGTCTTGTGTCCTTGCTCAACAAACTGGACCGCATAATAGGCTGACTTTTTAACACCAACCGCAACAAGTGCAGTATTGTTGTTTTTCCTTGGAAATCTAACCAAGGTGATTGATCGCTTGGTGAATCCGGGCGCAACTAAATTGCCCCTGTACGTCCTATGGTCAACTGATCCAACTGGTGCGTTGTTCTTCGCCGCCGCTCTCATTTTGCGGCCAGATACCGCCAAGGCTTGTGACATTGCCCGCCAGCCAAGTTTGCCCGCCAGCTTTTCCAACTGCATCTGTGTTTCTGCTAAACCCTCAACCTTCATGAATGCGTCACGCCTCGACTTCTGTATAGGCATTTCAAAGTAATGTCTGTATTTAAACCCATGACATTATCGACGCTGACAATATCATAAACATCTTGGTTTTCAGTATTCACAACTCTATCGGCTGTGTTCGCTTGCTTTGTGCCTGAATCATATCTGACTTTTATATCAAACATATTGGTCGCAATTTCACCCGTGGTGCTTACAGTCTCGCCGCCCGCTGTCATCCTGATTGATGATTTGCGAGTAGCCAGAACAGTCCAAGATTCTGTTTCTTGGCCCATGTTGTCCTGCGTTGAAACTCTGCGCTGTATCTCAATGCGCTTGTTCAATTGCCCCGCTGGTATCATTGGCTAACACCTGCAACCTGATACCCATAATCATTGCGGTAAACAACCCTGTACTTGTCCAAGAATTCAGTGACTCCCATTGGCAAGGTTGACGCGATTGTACCCACCACAACAGATTCCCTGTTCTTGTATTGATGCCCAACAAGCAAAGCCACAGCGTTGATGATTGCATCAGGAACACTGGCAGATGTAGCGCCAAAGCCTTCAACAACTGTGAAGGTCATATTGTTAAAACCTTTCTGTCTTATTGTTGGCCATGTGTTAACAGGTGCAACACGTAAAGGCATCCCCTCATAATCAATAAAGAAATCATTCAAGCTTGCAGTGATAAGCAAATCACTTGAATCTGTATATGTGATTAATGTGATGCTTGTTGCTGAGTGGCTTGGAATTTCTAAATACTTTAAGTCAATTTGCAATTCATCAAGCGAATATTCAGCCGTTTGTTCTATAAAGAATCGGCCTGTGTATTGTTGACAAAAATCTTCAGCGCTGTTGATCATAACTTGAATCAAAGCATCATCTTCAGTTGTTTCAATGGCAAGTCTTGCCTTGGCTTCAGCAACCGTCATCACTGATGCAGTTGGTGCAACCGTCAACTTTCTTTTGATTTGATTCTTGTATTTCATCAGCAGCCCTATTAATAAAAAAAGACTAGGGGACAATATGCCCCCCAGCCAAGTCTGACAATTAAACGTCAGTAACGATGTCGCCAGCAACAACCGCAGAAGGTGCGAATGTAGCATAAGCGCCGCGAACCTGTGCACGGATAGTGACAAGGTTGCTTTGCACGTTAGCTTCATCTTGTTCAAACATTTCAACAGTTGTGTTGTCGCGCATGAATAAAGTTGAAGCAGTTGCCCAATCGCCAGCAATTGCAGTGTTTGCAGGTACTAGGTTTGAAGCGATGATTGGAACACCCCAAGCAACAGGCAAGTTGAACGCTCGCGGATCAGAACCGATAAAGATACCAGTTTGGTCAGTTTGCAAATCAATTCGCTGAATGTCAGCAGGGTTCATGTAGAACGCTGAAGCTTCATAACCAGACTGCTGAAGCGTAGTCAACATTACACGTAAACGGCCAAGGTAATCATCATTTGTTGCAGCAGTGAAAGTCTGTGCTGTGTAGTTGCCAGCCTGTAAAATACCTGAAAGGCTTGGGCTAGTACCAGAACCATTGATCACTTCGTTTTCTAACTTACGACGAACAAAGTAAGAAAGACGGTTATCAATGAAAGACATCATTGCTGGTGCGTCATCACGAGTCTGTTTTGAGACTTTCAAGAAAGTACCAATCAACTGAACTGGTGCTTGCTTTAAAGTGAATTCAAGTGCAGATGCAGGTAATGCATTCGCTTCAGCAACAGCATCAGCGCCATTTGTTGAAGTAGTTTCTTGTGCGTATTCAACCAAGTTGCTTGCAGTTGAACCAGTAGTGATTGAATCTAAGATGCCATAACGTACAAAGTCAGCACCATAAGCACCCGGTAAACGCTGTGAAGCAACTTCAGCAGAAGTTAAATCACTGTTGTCAGCAGGGGCAGAAACAATTGTATTGCCTTGAACGTCAATGAAAGTTGACTTGCCGCCATTCTGGTAAGCTTTGAAGCCTTCAGAATTGACAACCTGAGCGCCTAAAGATGAACGTGCATGAGCTGCTTCAATCGCTGCTTCGCGGCTTGATGCAGAAACTTGTTCAGCTTTCAACAAAGAAGCATTCACTTCTTCAATTTTACCTTCTAAAGCTTTTAGGCTTTCAGAATTCTTTGCACCGATCTTGCCGTGCGCTGCAACTTCTTCATTGGTTTTTGCAATGAAGCTTGTGATTTCGCCTGATAAGGCTTCAATTTCTTTACTCATTTTATTTAATCCTATTTGATTTGATTTGATTGTAATGCTTTCATAAGGCTTTCAATTGCGTCACTCTCTGACGCTTTTTCATCGGGTTCAGCATCACGCTGCAAATCCAATTTCTTTGACGCTAAAGCCACAGCGTCTTTTCTTGAAACCCCCGCTTGTCGAAGGGATTTTTCAAAATCTCTGATGTTCTTGATTTCTGAAACATCAATCTTTTCTTTGCTCAATGCTTGGGGCATCTTTTTAAAATGTCGCTCCATGCCTTTCGCTAATGCTGCAACAGCCATTTCGTTTGTATGCGTTGCAAAGCCAAGTTCTAAAGCTTCTGAACCTGTGAGCCATGTTTCTTTGTTCACCATGTCAGAGATAATTTCTCTATCAAGTCCAGTTCGTTTGACGTATATATTGATCAAGGTTTCTTGTATCTTGTCCAAGACATCAGCCGTTGACCGCATTTCATCAGCGTCACCCACAGCACCCGACCAAGGCGAATGAATCATCAAGAACCCATCTTCAGGGATCGTGATTGTATCGCCAGCCATTGCAATCACAGAAGCAGATGATGCAGCTATGCCAAGGACTTCAATGTTTACCGTGGCCTTGTGCGAACTCAGATAATTGTAAATGGCTAAACCGTCAAAGACTGATCCGCCCGGGGAGTTGATTGTAAGGTTGATTGATTCAACGTCATCATATTCTTTGACATCGTTGATGAATGCTTCAGCGCTTGTGCCGTATATGCCGATTTCATCAAGGATTGAAAGTTCAAGCCCTTCATCTGTCTTGGTTGCGTTATACCAATTTTTCATTCTTAAACCTCATTTCCTGATTCTGATCCAAGATCAACCAAAGGTGCAAGGTTGACTTGCGCTGTCAGTTCATCTGCGTTATCCATTGCTGAAAGATTCAACCGTGATCGCGCTTCGTTGCGTGTCATGATTCCGTTGGTGACAAGCTTTGAAAGAAATTCAGCTTGCCCTTTTGAGTCAGCCCGCATGAACTGTGTAGTGTCAAACTTAATGCGAACGCCTGAACCTGGGGAAGTCAAAGACCTTTCAAGGCGCTGTTCAATTCTTGTGAGCAATGGAGAAAGCCCAGTTGATAACCAACCAAGTTTGATTTGCTCAATGCCGCTGCCCCATGTTGTCCCGGCTGTTGTGTCATTAATCAACACGCTTGGGATTGCATAGAATCTGGCAATGTCTTCAAGGTTGTATCTTTTGTTTTCCAATAGTTGCATTGCTTCAGGTGAAAGCTGTACCTGTTGATATTTCATGCCAGCTTCAAGCACCAAGGTTCTGTGCGCGTTGCTTGTGCCATCCGACATATTGGCAAATCGGCCCATGACCTGTGAATGCTGTGCATCAGTCAGAACCATATCTGTTGACATTACACCAGATGGCTTGGCACCTGATTGAAAATATCTGCTTGCAAAATCTTCGCTTGCTAGTTGGTTACTGATGCTGCCCGCTGCGTATTCAATGGGATTCAAGCCAACAATGCCGTTGCCCATGAACCTAAAATGAATGACTTCATCAGTTGGCAAGACTCTCGGAATACCATCTGATCCTGTGTATCGATATTCCACAACACCATCAACCATGCTGACTTCCATTTGAGCAGAAGCCAAAGGTTCAATTGCAATCAGTTGATCACCTG